AGACGCTAGCGACATGCTACAGGCCAACAAGATCAAAGAGTTCACTACCGCATGGTGGGAAGCTAAAGTCTACCGGCCCGATGGTATCGTGAGTGGCAAGGATACATGGGACGCATTAACTAATAAGATCAAGGTTAAATCGGTGTCTTATCCATGGCAAGGACTCAATAGCCATACTAAAGGATTCAGACCCTACGAGCTAGTGACGATAACGTCAGGCTCCGGTATGGGTAAGTCTCAGATGGTTAGAGAGCTAGAGTACTACTTGCTAAACGCTACTGAGGACAACATAGGTATCCTAGCACTAGAGGAAGATGTAGCCCGAAGTGCTTTAGGTATCATGTCCATAGCAGCTAACGCACCATTGCACCTAGAGGAAGATCTAGACCCAGAGTTAGCCTTCCCATACTGGGAGGAGACAATGGGGTCAGGTAGGTATTACCTTTTTGATCACTGGGGTAGCACAAGCGAAGATAACCTGTTGGCACGCATACGCTACATGGCAAAAGCGTTAGATTGTAAATGGATTATTCTTGACCACTTATCAATTGTGGTATCAGCACAGGAGAACGGAGACGAACGTAAAGCTATAGATGCTATTATGACTAATATACGCACTCTTGTAGCTGAGTTAGGCGTGGGCCTATTCCTAGTGTCGCACCTAAAGCGTACACAGGGTAGAGCACATGAGGACGGAGGTCAGATCAGCCTGAGTGAGCTAAGAGGTTCACAGTCTATAGCGCAGCTATCGGACATGGTGATAGGCCTAGAGAGAGATCAGCAAGCGGACAATGAGGAACAGCGCAATACTACTACAGTGCGTGTGCTCAAGAACCGCTACGCTGGCCTCACAGGAGCCTGCTGCTGGTTAAAGTATGACCACCAGACAGGTAGAATGCTAGAAGTAGCTAAACCACAGGGAGACAAGGATGAGTTGTAGTCCTATATTCTTGGACGCAGAGACTAACGGCCTAAAACCTTCTGAGGTGTGGGTAGTGGTCACAATGCAGGATAACGTGCTACTGGAGCACTATACGCCTGAGTCACTCAGGGAGGCTCTAGACAACGATGGTCTAATCATAGGTCACAATCTGTTCGGGTACGATATACCAGTGCTCAAGAGGTTATGGGATATAGACATAGACAGTAGCAGAGTAAAGGATACTCTAGTTATGTCTAGACTAGCAGACCCACAGCGAGACAAGGGTAACTCCCTACGGTCTTGGGGTGAGCGTTTGAACTTCCCTAAGGGTGATCACAGCGATTGGTCTTGCCTGTCCGATGAGATGGTGACGTACTGCAAACGTGACGTAGAGTTAACTGCTGCTGTATATACCCGCCTGTTATTTGAGCTACGGGACTTCGGTGGAGACTCTGTAGAGCTAGAGCAGAGAGTGCAGGAGATCACACAGAAGCAAGTACGCAACGGATGGAAGCTGAACGTAGGGCAGGCTATCTACCTAGTGGCAACACTGAAGGAGAAGCTATATGACCTAGAGGATGCAGTGCATAGCGTGTTTAAACCATTACCTACCTTCGTTAAGGAGGTGCGCCCTAAAGTAAAAAAGGATGGAACTATCTCTGTCGTAGGTCTTAAATTTCTAGGTGACCAGTGGAGCAGTATAGCTGGTGACTTCTCTAGAATAGACTACCCTGAGTTTAACTTAGGTTCACGGCAGCAGATAGGTAGACACTTACAGCACTTTGGATGGAAGCCCTGTCAACACACTGAGCATGGTCAGCCTATAGTCAATGAGAAGGTACTCATGGGCATACAGGACATACCTGAGGCTACTTACATTTCTGAGTACCTAATGGTGCAGAAGCGTATAGCACAGGTAGAGTCATGGGTAGAGGCTGCTGATGATGACACAGAGCGTGTGCATGGGCAGGTAAACACTAACGGAGCAGTGACAGGCAGAATGACGCACTCTAAGCCTAATGTAGCACAAGTACCAGCCTCTAGAGCACCCTATGGTGCAGAGTGTAGAAGCTGCTGGACTGTGCCTGAGGGCCACAAGCTAGTGGGGTTTGATGCTAGTGGACTAGAGTTGCGTATGCTTGCACACTACATGAATGATGAGGAATACACCAATGAAGTCATTAATGGAGACATACACACCGCTAATCAAAAACTTGCAGGACTTGAATCAAGAGATCAGGCAAAGACTTTCATATATGCCCTCTTGTACGGGGCAGGAGATGCAAAGCTTGGGAGTGTGGCTGGGGGATCTAGAGCAACTGGAGAAAGACTTAAAAAACGCTTCATGTCTAATCTCCCAGCATTCGCTGATCTTAAAACTAGAGTGGCAAGCGAGGCTGCTCAAGGATGGGTTAGAGGACTTGACGGACGCAGGCTGACTATACGATCTGAACACGCAGCACTTAACACGCTACTACAGAGTGCCGGTGCAATTGTTATGAAACAGGCCTTGATTACTCTAGATAACTATGGTATACTATGGGGACTAGACTACAAGATTGTAGGTAATATCCATGATGAGGTTCAGAGCGAAGTAAAGGCTAAAGACGCAGAGAAGTTTGGGAGGCTAGCAGTCTCTTGTCTAGAGGCAGCAGGACTACATTTTAACCTAAACTGCAAACTTGCAGGGGAGTACAAAATTGGAACAACTTGGTCAGAAACACACTAATCAGTGTATTGATTGCGGGGTGGTTTTGGAGGCTCCTGATAACTGGTATAAATCTTTTGTCGGGAAGAAGCACTATAAATGTAAGTCTTGTTATGACGAGAGGAGGATATTAAATAAGTTTAAGCAGAAGTACGGTACAGGTAATCGTATGCTTGCTAAACTTCTAGGGCATAAAACCGCTAAGACATTTGAAAAGATAAAAGAAGGACAAGTGTACATCCTAGTTAACCCAGCGTTCCCTAGCTGGTGTAAGATAGGGATGGCTGTAGACGCAGAGGATAGGCTGAAGCAGTTCCAGACCAGTTCGCCCTACAGGGACTATAAACTGGTAGCAACGTATGACACCAGTGACAGACGCAAGGCTGAGAAGTTTGCACATGATCTACTAGAGAAGAGACATGAGCGTAGAGGCGAGTGGTTCTGTATTCAGCACCCTGTCGCTGCATCTATATTAGAGTTACCTATGAGAGAGTTTCAATGAAAACAGTTAACACAGTGGTAGAGGACATCTACTCTCTTATGACAACCAAGCAGCCTGATGGCTCTGTGGATGTAGAACAAGAGATTGATAAGTTCGGTGAAGCTGTAAAGGATCTAATGCGTAAGGAATTCTCTCCTAGAGATTCTTTTGATGACAGGAAGCTACGCCTGTCCAACATAGGTAAGGACGATAGATACCTATGGAATAACTATAATAACCAAGGCCCAGTGGAGGAGATACAAGGGCCAACGTATGTTAAATTTATGTACGGCCACTTGATTGAGGAAATGCTACTGTTCTTAACACGTATGTCAGGACACTCTGTGACTGATGAGCAGAAGGTGTGTGAGGTAGAGGGCATTATAGGTCACATGGACTGTAGGATTGACGGCATTGTAACGGACATCAAATCCACTAGTACCTATGGATTCAAGAAGTTCAAGGACGCTACACTGGCATATGATGATCCCTTTGGGTATGTAGACCAGATTAAGGCCTATGCGTACTCTGAGGGCGAGACTAAGGTAGGCTGGCTGGCTATGGACAAGCAGAACGGCTACCTAGCGTGGCTACAGTATGACCTAGAGGACACACAGGCACCAGTGTACTCTGCTATCAGTGGTGATATAGCTGAGAGGATACGTCATGTAAAAAAGATCGTGGAGTTGGAGGAAGCGCCAGATTTCTGCAACGAAAGGGTGGCGGATGGCAAGAGTGGAAATATGAAATTAAACGTAGGCTGTTCCTACTGTCAGTTCAAGCGTTCATGCTTTCCAGAACTGCGTACTTTCAAGTACTACGGTGGCCCAAGGTATTTAACGGAGGTGGTAAATGAGCCTAAAGTCCAAGAGATTTTCTAAGAACATCTATAGGTCTGGACTAGAGAAGAAGTTCGCTGAGTTAATGCCTAAAAGTAGATTCTTATATGAGCCTTATGATATACCCTATGTGACCCATAGGAAATACAAGCCAGACTTTGTGGACAAGAAGACCGGAGATGTGATAGAGACTAAAGGGTTCTTTAGATCAGGGGACACACAGAAGTACACTGCTATCCGTGACATGATAACACCTACAAAGCTAGTGTTTGTACTGTCTGACCCTAACAAGAAGGTCAGGAAGGGTTCTAAGATCACTATGGGGCAGTGGTGTGCCAAGGAAGGGTTTGACTTTTATACACTAGATGAGTATGCAGATCATGTCATTAACGATGGATGAAATTAAGGAACGGGTGTTGACTAGGTATGATATAGATGATATAATTAGTCTTCTGGATATAACCGCTGAAGAGATAGTAGACAGGTTTGAGGACAAGTTTATTAACAGGCTTAGTATCTTTGAAGAAGAGCTATCAGAACAAGAACTGGAGGATTGGAGTGACGATGAACAAGAGCATTGATGACGCAACACCGGAAGAGTGGAGCAAGCTAAACAAGTGGCATCGTAATGGGCCAGACCAGCACCCTTTGTTCCCTACTAAGGATGAGCCTGAAATGCCGGAAGCAAAGATGGCAAGCAGCTACACACGACAAGGCTATAAGTTTAAGACTTCTTGGGGTGACGATGATGTAAATAGCCCCCCACACTATGCTGCACAGGGGGACGTAGAATGTATTGACGCTATGGAGTCTATGATGACCACAGAGGAGATCATAGGCTACCTTAGAGGTAACTCATTCAAGTACAGGTGGCGGTGTAGGGACAAGAACAACGCTGTTAGAGACCTACTCAAGGCACAATGGTATGAGAATAGACTACTGGCGCTACTGAAAAAAGAAGAGACACTAGATGATAAATAAGACGGGGCAGCAGGATT